CACTGTGAATGTTGTGTTTGTAGCGCCAACTTCGATTGCTGTAATCAAAGCACCTGAACCTACGTTAGTACCTGAGATAGCATCTCCGACCTCAGCAAGACCACCGAAAGCAGCGTTTGCTGCAACGATAGTAAATGCACCTGAGGCACCGCTTACTGCTGATGCAGTTGCGAGTGCTGTTAGAGCACCACCTGAGATTGAGTTAGTCATGCGTGGTGTCTCGATGAAACGGACACCTTCCCATGCGCCGAGTTCACCAGCATAGAGTGGGCCAACATTCTGGTACTCATGTGGTGTACGCCAGATGTTGTTTCCAGTCTCTGTGCGGAGATCGTGTGAAACTTCTGGGTGGATGTATGAAACATACATTCCTCCACGTGGAACAACGTTGTTAGCGCGCAACTTAGTTACTGCGTAACGTACGTCGCGTCCCTTGAATGTGTCTGATGCTACGATTGTTGACTTAGCAGCAGTTGTTGAAAGTGAACCAGCAGACTCACGGATAACGTTTGTACCTGCATCTAGGATAGCGGCAATACCGTTATCTAGTGTTGTTGCCATGTTGAACGCAACTGCGTTAGCAATCCATGGATCAACATCTGAGAGAGACATAAGTGACAACTTACGTGTTGGGATAACTACGCGACCTAGTTCTGTCTGTGCGACATCTAGGGTTGTAGTTGCTGGCATTGCTACTGCATCTGGATCTACAGTTTCAGCGAGTGTTGCACCAGCGATTGTGGTGTCAGCAATATCGTTGTAGAACTGGAAACGGATTGAAGAACCGTCGTGAGTTGGGCTTCCGATCTTCTTGTCTGCGATTGCGCGGAACTGTGGTGTTGAACGCAAGTTGAGTTCGATCAACTTGTCGTACGCCATAGTTACAAGATTGGAACCTAACCCAGAGGTTGTGGTTGAAAAGACATCGGCCATGGGCTGATATCTCCTTTCTGGTTAGTTGCGGTTTATTGACCGCTGAGAATTGTTAAAATTTCTTCCTCGGAAGATGCATTCGCTAGGCGATTTGCAATATCATCTGAGGCCCCTGGTGCTTCTGCATTAGTTAGCAGATTGTTCATTTTTTGCATTGAAGCGATATCTTGTTCAGATACCTTTGGAGCGTCTTTTTGAATACCGAACACGTCGGCATACTCGTCGATCCATGAGGAAATTGCTTCCTCTGTTGCTTCGATGTCATTTGGAACAAATGCTGCTATCTTTGCGTTGACTCCACGGGATGTAAAAACATCTTTTAGAATCCGCTCTTTCTGAGTCTTACTCAGTTCTCCTAGGTTGGTCTCTAGTTCTTTTGCTCTGCGTTGCTCGGCCTTTAGCGCTTTGCGGAGTTTCTTTACTAGATCCGTATCGTTGTCGAATGTCGGGGTATAATCCTCGTCATCTTCGTCTTCGATATCCCAGTTGATGTTGTCGCGGTTGTTGCTCATAGCAACCTCTCTCTGTTAGTAGTTGTCGTACGCCTCAAGATTGGAAGAGGATCCAAGTTGGCTCGTACTATCGGTCTTATACACCACTGGGGCCGATAGGTCCAGTGGAATTCTTTTATATTGTTCCGAGTGTGGAACGTGTACCTAGAGAACCACCATAAGCACGGTTAGCACCAATAGTGCCTGACCTGCGCTGGAAGGCAAGTTCTTCTTGCTCTTTACGGCGCTTACGTAGTTCTGATGCTGTACCCTTGAACTGCTCTTCTTCTAGTTGGGTCTGAATCTCTGCTTGATTGATTCCAACACCATAAATCTGTTCTAGTTTTGTAAGAGGCTGTAGAGTCTTAGAGATAGTCTCGTACCCTTGTGCTGCCATTTGCTCTGCTTCTGCTTCATTAGCGGTTGTAGCAGCAAGTTGCTTGATACGAGCAGCATCGAATGTAACTCCATACTCTGCTCTCTTGAGAGCCTGCTTGCCAAAGGCTGCAGTCTTAGCGTTGATCTCGAACTGTTCCTGACCGATCTTTGGATCGAGGTAGAAATCAGCGATATCTTCTGCTTTGCTGATATAGCCCAGCGCCTGTAATGTTCTTACTTCTACTGGATCAGCCTCAAGTGTCTTGAGTGCTGCCGTAGCAAAGCGCTGATCTAGGTCTGTAATGCGAACACCATTGGCTACATACTGCTCTAGCGATGCACGTTCAGCAAATTTAGAACTGCGTCCATAGCGAGATACTAGGCTCTTAACACCAAGTGAGAACTCCATAAGTTCCTTTGGTGTAGGAGTAAAGCGTGGATCTCCCTTGTAGTTCTCTTTAAGAGATGTGAACTCAGCATAGAAAGGAGAGGCTAACTTAACGCCATTTCTAGTGGTATATTCTTTGCTATTGTATAGAAGGTCGATGGCATTTGCCATCTCCAGTCCATCATCCATTGCTGCTTCAACAAAGTTAATTGATCCATCAATAATAGAATCAGGAAAGTTGAGTTCTTTTAGTTTTGCACGGATTAACTGTACAGAAGTGGTTGCCTTTACTGTCCCACCGCCACCAGTTATAGCATTACCTTGTCCAACCCCACTGCCTGCTGTTAGTGTATTAAAAAGGTCTGCACGGGCAGCAGTTGTATCTGCTGGCTTAGGTCCTTGGAGTACTAGGCTACCAGTGGTTACGCTTGTTCCAGCGCTTGGGCCAGATGTATATACTTCTTCTACAAGACCTTGATTATTAAATATAAAAGCGGTTTCAGCGGGGACAACGGGTGCTGTTGGTCCTACGAATCCAGCCTGTCCTGGTTGCTTTGCAGGTGTAGGCATATTAACTGCTGGCTTAAAGTTAGGGACCACATTAGGCTTCGATACCTTTGCAAGGTTAGCCTGTGCTTTTTTAAGGTCTGCTGCTGCTTTTGCTAGTTGTGCTTTAGTTGCCATTACTTGAGCCCCTGTTCAAATGCATCTGCGATATCCATAGCACGGTTCTTGCCGTAGGCGCTAGTAGCAAACTCTGGTTGCTTTCTTGCCCACTTCTCAATTTCAATAGAGTTGGCTGTGCGGATGTTGGTTCCATCGTTATAGTTAACAAGTTCCTTAATACGTGGATCGTTATATGCGATATTTGTACCTAGGTATGAGTTAAGAGCCTGTGAGATAGGGGTAGCAATAGTCTTGATATCTGTTCCAGCATCAAGTATGTCTGCTGCTCCTGGATGCATCTTTGCTGCAACCATACGCACTGACTGCAATTTAGCGTCAATCTTCTGCTTGTACATTTCTGGATCACCAGTTCCAATAGCATCAGCAGCAAAGGCTGTGAGTTCCTCTAGTGGAGGTTCTGGAAGTAGGTTGTCCTGATAGACGCGTTGTAGGTCATCAATGATAGTAGCGACACGACCAGACTCTTCTTTGCCTGTAATCTTGTAGTTGTTCTTGAGGAATTTAGCGATAAATTGTTGCTGCTCAGATTGCGTAAATCCAAGGCCAGTTGTCTTTGTTGCAGACTTAGCACTTGTTGCAGTATCTGTCTTAGAAGTAGTTTTAGTTGTTACTGTCTCAGCCAATTGACGCTGTGCTTCTGCGGCAAAGCGTGTCTTAAAGTTTTCGATCTGCGTGTTATTAGGCATGACACCAAAAGCACCATAGTATGCCTTAGATAGGATATCTTCTGCATCTGTCTTGTCGATCAATGTAAGGGCTGTAGAGACCTCTTTAGAGAACTTAGGTCCTGATGATGAAGAGGCATATGGGCTTTGAGCCTGCTTCTCAATAGTCTCAAACCAAGGAATACCATCAATGTAAGATGCTTTGAGGACATCCTTCATGGCTGAGATATCCTGCATATCTGTTAGGCCAAGAACGCCCTTAGACTTAGAAAGACCCATATTGCGAACCATAGCCTGGAAGTAAGCATAGTCTGACATATCAGGTCTTATTGTTCGCGTATCCTTTAGACCATCAAAGAACTTGGAAGCAGATACAGCAAAGTTTTCGGTCTGTTGTGACCATGCCTGGAAATATACGCTATCATCTGCACGTACTATACCAGCAATGGTTTCCTCTTCTGTCTTTTGTGTACCCGTTGCTGGACCTGATTGGTAAGTCACTTTATTCTCCCGACTTCTTCAAAAGATTTGCAAATACAGAGTAATACATGCGCGAGAATGCAGGGTTACGCATCATTAATTCAGTACCTAATCTTTCTAATTCTTCACGGTATTTAGTATTTAGCCAGAATGAACTGCCTAGATCTGGTGTAGGGGTATTACGATCATTCTGTAATGTTGTTACTTTATCAATATATGAGTCGTAGAACTCAGAAGCCTCTGCATATACAGGTGAATCCTTGAACGCTGGGTTCTTTAGAGCCTCACCAATTACTGTAGCGCGCTTCTCTTGGCGTCCTGTGATGATAGTTGACGCTGGTTTGCCACCGTATAACTTATTAAGTGCAACGACTTGCTGGGTATACCAGATGTCTGAGTAACCATTTGCTGCTTGCTCTTCTGAAATCTGAGATAGTTCCATGTTGTAAACTAGATCCTCAGATGCTGCTTCCAACTCTTCTGGAGATAATTTCTCACGACGTGAGGTGGCTAACTGCCACTGATAGTAAGACATAGCCGCTTCTCCACCAGGGAAGAAGTAAGGGACAATATCTGCATCACGTGTAGCATACTTAACTGCAGCATTTGGATGGTTGTTCAAGAATGCCCAGGCGTCTTCTGTACCTGTAACAGACTTAGTAGAACCGCTGATTATAACCAATAGGTTCTGCCATCCAAAACGATCTGCAAACTGCTTTCTGGCTTCTTCATAGTTTCCAGGGTTTGCCTTTGATATTTCATCCCAGTGCTTATACAACTGTGTAGATGAGATAAAGTCAAACTTGCCCTGATCTGTCTTGATCTTGTTAAAGATCTCTGTAGATGGAGTAGCAGGTGCTATGCTTTGGAAGAAAGCGCCCATCAAACCTGTCCAACGACCCATGCTCTGAGCGTCATTAAACAACTCATTACGTGCTGTATCGTTAGCAAATGGGTTATCACCATACTTGCCAGTAGATGCTAGGTATCCAGCCCAGTCCTTTGTCTCACGTTCAACCAATGTTGAGTCATTGATTGCTAGTAAAAATGTTTTATTAAGCCATGCTGGTAGTACAAGACCGCTGATAGCGCCTGTTCCTGATGCACCTGGCTCGCCAAATGGGAAGATAATGTTACGCATGAAGTCCCATTGAGGACCGAATGCGTGTGACTTACCACTTGCCATGTATGCAATCTGTGCTACAGGTCCAAGTCCTGGCATACCAGGGTTAACTGAACCGAATGCAAGGTTAAGAGATTGTACAGGTGCTGTGAGTTGCAGTGCTTCTTTAGCACCGGAATCTCCAATACCCATACCAGCGAATGCGCTGAATAGGTCACCAGCCATAGGATAACGGAAGCGTTGCTTACCGAAGTCATCCTTGTAGAAGAAACCTTGTCCTTCTTCGTACTTGGTGTTAGTCAAATCGTAGATAGCAGATGATCCTGGTTGTAGCAAAGCATTATACGCCTTACCAAACTTATATACCTGGCGTGGATTCTGTGCTGTTAACTTAGTCCAAGCCTTGATAGTATTGAAGTGTGCTTGGATAAATGGGAACAATAGACGCAATCTATTTGCTGAATCAAGTTGACGAGATGCATCATAGAACAGATCTCTTGTATATTCACCAGCCATACGCGCTGCTGTGACATGCACATCATCGTATGACATCAATTGTGGAGTATTAGGGTTCTTTTGACGCTTTCTGATCTCTTTATTAATAACACGCAGTGCTTCATGGCGCTTTCCTACTGGAATACGCTTCCCCGCAGGTGTACGCACAGTAATACCACTAAGTGTCTTACCAGCCTGCTTTTGTAGGCGGAGCAGGTCATCTAGACCCATAGCAGGGGCATAACGACCAATGTGATCCCAATATGACATTCTGTACTCAGGGCCATAGGCTGCAATGTTCTCAACTTTTGCTGATTGAGTAAAGAACCAGTTAACTGCGTTTTTAAGGATAGATGGATTTGCACCCATCCATGCTTTTGTATCAGAAAAGATAGCAACTGCGTCCGTCATTTCATCACGCGGGAATAGACGCTCTAGTTGTTCTTTAAATGCTTTCTCAGCAGCACGACCTTCTTCGATGGACTGTGAGTTCTTGAAGCGTGGCATACGAATAAGTTCATCACCTGTTGCTGTGGGTACTTTTACAGCACCATTGGCAAGCAAGTCACGGATATAAAGTCCACGTTGTCCTGAACCCATCAACCCTCTAAGTGCCGTTTCGTAAGAACCAGTAGAGTTTGGATCAAAGAGCCAGTTTCGGATACCCTCTGCGTTTAAGTTATCTTTGCTGAATGGCGCTTCTACATCTTTGAGAAATACTTTAGCAAAGTTTGATCCACCAGTTCCACGTTCATTCTTAGAGAATGACGCATCTAGGATTTCCTTGAGTAGATTTGTGCGCTCTTCACCATTAATCATGATTGGTCGGTTATTGATAAGATCATCAACCAACTTAGTCTGTAACTGTGGTGTGTCTGCACGTGCTACAAGTGGCATCATTTCATCTAGATTAAAACGAGCAAGTGTTGTGGCAAAGGCTGGGTAGAAGTTCTCATCAGCATAGTCAACTACGCGATACCACTTACCAAGCAAACGTGTCTTTGCATCAAGTGAGCGCATATCTCCTGCTGAGATCTTGCGACCCATAAATGCTAGATACTCATCCATTGCATCTGTAAGTAACTTAGCACCCTGTGGATCCTTGAATGAATTATCTAGAATATCATCGCCATACTTTTCAAAGTGCTTGAGCAACTTCTGCATAGCGTTACCTGATTGATCTGCATACATCATGGCAGCAAATCCAAGAGGATGTGAAAGAATTGTTTCGTGACCTGATAGGTACATACGGAATTGCATTTCACCTACGTTACGAGTAACATATGAAATACGGAATGCTAACTGAGCGGTTCTCCAGTGCTCACCAAATTCAGTGATAAACTGAGCAGCAGCGCTTCCACCACCAACGCTTCTTTTTAGTTTATCGTATTTAACAATAGCGCGATAAATTGGCTTTGTATCTGGTAGGCGAATAACATCATCTACGAATTGGTGTAGGTACACAGCACCATCAAGTGTTGCTTCCTCACCCTTGCCGATCATAACGCCAACATGCTGTCCTTCTGCAAGAAGTGTGTTAGCATAAGCCTTATGAAGAACCATTTCTTCGCCAGATAATGCAAGTTGCTTGCTAAGTATTTCTTTAAGTTCTTTGTTTCCTGGTGATAAAGTATCAACCATATTATTTTGCGCTGCTTTAAGCGCATCAGCAATAATCTTTGCTCGTGCAGCATTAACGCTGTTTCCAGTCTCTGCGGTTGCTGCAACAAGTTTATTGATTGTATCATCAATGAGATCTTGAGCAGCCTTTGCGGCAGGAGAACCCGCTCTAACACCAGTTCTAAGAGCACTACCCATCCACTCTGCAACACCCTTTGTAAGGCGATCTAAATCATTTAGAGGAAGTATTTTAGAACGTGAAGCCTGACGTGTGAGGAATGTTTCCATCTTCTCGACCATCATCAGAGCCTTGCCATTTGGAGGCATAATACTCTTAATAACTGGAACATTACCTTCTGCAAGTGCCTGACCACGAAGTGCTAGGCTACGCGCAATTCTTGGATCTCCTACTGGAGATGCAAGTTGTCTGCGTAAAATTGTTAGCACTTCATCAGGTGTCTTTGCATCTGTAAGTAACTTAACAATATCCATGTCTAACTTGCTATTGAATAGACGAGATATTCTAGCAGCGCTAGTTTCTTTAGCAACAATTTCAGCAACAATTGCAAATCGCTTGCCTAATAAAAACTCATTTACTTTGCTAAGGTTTTCGGATATAGGTCCACCGATACGCTCAATGAGACCAGATTCTGCTGAGAGAAGTTCTTGGTAGTAACGATTTCTACCGATTTCTACCTCAAGGTCCATCAATGTACCAAGACGTCCGTACTCAGGATTGTTAATAATCTCTTTTAGAAGTTGTGGATCGCGCTCAACATATTCACGGATAGCAGTAATCTCTGCTGCTTTAGTATCAAGTGTATCTACATCACGCAGTGCTGCATCACGGGCTGCTTTAGCACGTTCCGCTGTTTGCTCTGCTGAGCGGATTGCAGTTGGAACATCAAGAACTACCCCAGGAACACGACTATCTGCAAGTAACTTGCTAATTGTAACTGACTTAGCAGCCAATGCATCTAGGCTTGTGATTGCAATTCCACCAGTTTTGCCATAAATAGCACGAACATTAGAGAAACCGTCTGCTTGCCAGATCTTTTTAATTGCATCTGTAGCCAAAGCCATAGCATGTTCGTTTTTGGTAACTGCTACCTTTGCTAGAAGTGTGGCTAGATTCTCTCCAGCGCCACCATTAAACATAAGATCATCAATAAATGCCTTGATATCCAAAGTTTTAAGAGCATCAGTTGTCTCTTTAGGAAGAGCAGGGTTGTTTTTAAGATTTTCTATCTCATCAAAAAGACTTCCACGACGAGCAACCTCTTCGGCTACGTCTTTTTTAAGAAATGTTGAGTAATCTGTAGCAAGATCAACAATCTTTAGATCGGCTTTTGCTGCACTTACTACGAATTCTTCTGTTCCTTGAGCAGCAACTGAAATCTTGCCTGCTTCTGGAAGTTCATCTACTAAAAACGCACCAGGAAAAGCCTTACCGATATTAGAAAAGTCACCAGAAAGTTGTGATAGTTGGCGAACAGTATCATCTTGCTTTCCAGCAATAATGGTATCACCCAAGAATCTAGCAATCTGTGGATCTGCAAGTTCAGGAAGTTCCTTAGATGTTGCTTCTACTACTGATGCGTAGTAACTTTCATTCTGCAACTTCTGTGCTTCTTTAATAGAACGCTCAGCCTGAATGACTTCTCGATCTCTTGCCATGTAAGTATTCTTGACATCGCGGCGGATTGTTTTAAGTTCCGTCTCACGCGCCTTCATGAGTTTCTTTTCATCCTTGGTAGGATTTGTAATTGCTTTTGCTCTGGCAATATCATCAGCAAGTTTTTGTTCTGCAGCGGCTACTGCCTTAACATCTGCAAACTTTTTGCCACCTTTGAGTGCAACTGAACCCTTTGCAAGGACTCCTGTACCAAAACTTAGATAGGTAAGAGGATCTGCTCCCACGTTAATCACAGCATCAATAATACCTGATGCAGTCTTATACATATCGCTGTTAGGATCAACACCGACTGTAGATAGAACTCCACGACCAATTGTAAATGACTTACCGTTTACGCGACCAAAGGACTGCATAGCCTTGGCTTGATTCTTACCAACGCGTGAATTAGGATCAAGGAAAAATCCAGAACCAGTGCTAACTCCGCCACCATCGGCTACATCACGAATCAATGCGCCTAGTTGAGTTGATTTTCCAACTAAACTTGTTGGGTTAAGGCTTTGAATTAAACGTCTACCAGCACCTTGTTCGCCTTGAGTGGCTCCGTAGATATCTCTAAAAACTGTTGTTGTGTAATCGTATGGGCTACGTGCTGCTGCAAAACCTACACGTACTGTACCTTTGAATACGCCGTAAGCGTTGTCTTTAATTGTAGATAAAAGATTCTTGTCTTTGGCAGCCAATGAAGGAAGATCCTTGACCATTGTTGCTGCACGAATAGCCTGCTGTACGCCATCCATTGATGTAACTTTATCAATACCTGGGGTATCTGCATTTGCTCCAGCCTTAACTAGGCCAATAACAACTTCCTTTGATAGGAAGGGATACTTAGATACGATAGAATTAAAGTTAGAAAATTCAGAGCCGTCAAGCGTAGCCATCTGTTGAGTAATTAGACGCGAAAGCGTATCATTATTTTTGTTATCAAAGATAGCAGCGTTCTTCTTACTTTGAGTAGAAGTCGGCTCGTATATTCCTAGATCAATTTCTGAGGCCACTTAGTATAGGCCTTCTTCGTTATATGCTTCCACATATCGACGTAATTCAGGAGTTGGATACATTTTGTACATAGCACGAACAAGAATTGCACCAGGGTCTGATGACTGGTAGTTAGCCATGAGTTCTTCTGGAGTTGCACCGGCGGTGTTTCCGCCAGCGCCATCAGTGAACGGCTTATCTTGACTACCAGGAGCAAATGCTCCAGTTACTTGAACTGCAGGACGTGGTGCTGGTTGTGCGCTTGCAGCACTTGCTGTTGGTGCTGTAGCAGCGCCAGAAGCGATGCTTTGCATTTCTGCGCGTTCTCCGTATGCTCCGCCAGATGCGTTTTGAATCTTGGCGTTACGTTGAATCTTTTGGACCATGCCACGGTCAGTACGCTTAGCGTTCTTTCCGACTCCTGAGATAGGTGCAATATTTGACATTTTTAGTCCTCATCTTCGTCATCAATGTATTCGAGTGGATCCATTTTGTTTGGCATGTCTTCTGGAAGCATCCAGTCAGGCCATGAACTGCGATCCATCATAACTGTCATGCATACGTCTGTAGGAAACCCTGCGACGCGAAGTGCTTTGTAATATTCATTCATTGCAATGCAATAGAGTTCTAGTCTTGAATAAGACTCATCGCGTACAGTCTTTACCGCTGTTCTCTTGACTGGTTTCTTACGCGCTGCCATCTTATCCTCCTAGACGTCCTAGTATGCTTGCTAAATCTTGGGGTGCTGCTTCTTGTTGAGGGACTCCACCAGAAGGTTCTCCAGGAGCGGCTGGGGATTGGGGAGCCTGCTCAACTGGGCCTTGTGTGCCTGGTGGAGCCATCTCTGGCTGAGTTGGTTGTTCAGGCTGTTGAGGCGGCGTGAACACTGCCAACGCAGCATCCTGTATGTTTTCTCCCCGAGTGATGCGATCAATCACATCAGCAATATTCTTAATAAGCGGTGAAGGATCTTGTCCTTGCGCTGCCATTGCAGGGATTGCTTGCGCGGTTGCTGTAATGGCTTGCGTGAGATTATCTTGCATTTTTTCTACAGTAATGCGTGTTTCTTCCATGCTTGTATTAACATTCCATGGTAGTTCTCGACGAATAAAGTCTTTGGATACAAGGTCTGCACCTAGTGCTTGTAGTGAGAAGATCAATGCACGTGAAGGGTCTAATCCAGCCATCAAGCCATAACGAACTTCAATAGAAGTGTCGCCTTTTATGTCCTTGCTTGGCATGTACTTTAACTCGTACGGCGTACCCTGTGCTGTTCCTCTAACGCTCTTTTCCTTGTCGAAAAGAACCTCATCCATCTCAAACGCTAATTGAAGTACATCCTCGAACACCTCAGCAAGGATGGTTTGACCAGCCTTGATCTGAGAGTCGAAAGCACCAAGTAGCGCCTGGACACCTTGACCAGTAATAATACTTGCGTCAATGTTTCCAGTTCTGCCCTCAGGATATCGAGCACCAAGTCGTAATTCTGATTGGAGTGCTGATTGCTCCTGGAAAGCAGCAGCGGGAATGTCCAAACGGACACGCCCGACACCTTGTGGTTGAGTTGTACGGATAACTGCATCAGGACCCATAGGAAGGTCTAATACATCGCTAGGTACAACAAGTGGCGCTTGAATTGACTTTTCAGCCGCTTCCATTGCCAAGTTAGCGAAACGTGCGCGAGCCATTTGTACATAGATCACGTCATCAAATTGTCCGCGTGGTTCATCATCAATGCCAGGACGACGTGCAATACGCACAGTCATCTTGCCAAGAGGATTCTTTACGGTACTAAGAATTAAATTATTGTTGTTTGGAAGGAAAAGAACTGTCTGGTCTTTATCCATGTACTTGATAAGTTCAATATCATTGCCTGTGTTCTCACCAAAGCGACCAAGAATATTGGTTGCAAACTCTGGGAACTCATGTGCAAGTTCATTAGATGTCTTCTTGTAACGCTTAGCGTATGCTACGCAACGTCCAAAACGATCAAACTCTGGGTAGGATCCCATTGGATCTTCAACACGGATGAAAGGAATATCACCTTCAAAATCTGGCTCTACGTGGATTGGCAAGAATCCGTATGAGAAGTACCAGTCTGCGCCCCAGTACATCTGTGACTGGAGACGTGAGTTTGCAACATAGTTGTTGGCAATCATGCTTCGCTTATCAGCAAACTTACGAGCCTTCTCATCTGTAACCTTGACTGCGCCGCAGTTAAATGATGGAAGTGGGGCTAGTACTTCTGCAAGATCACGGGCTGCAACGTCGATAAAGTTAGCAACCATTGAGTATGGGAGTCCCTCAGGAAACAAGTCTGGAAAAATGCTAGCAATCTGACCTTTGCGAACAGCCTGAATCTGGGCCATACGAAAGTCACGCTCAGAATGCAAGCGCTTGAGATTATCAACGCGCTTAGCGATTCTTTCAATATCTAATGCCATCATTATCCTAACGATTGAGTATTAAAATTAATTATCTAGTTGTGCGGTTTATTCCGCCGCCGCCAAGTAGGCCAGAAGGAATTGGGCCTCGTCCTGGAGATTTACGTTCTCTAGCAGCAAGTTTTAATCTTTCAGAGTTGGCTTTTGCTTTTGCAGCAGCGGCTGCTTCTTGGCTTGCTCTTTTTGTCTTTGCTGACTGCTTAGGATTCTTAGGTCTTGGTGTTGCATTTGCCATCGTTATTCCTGTTCCTCACCAAACTCATAGTCATTGACATTGAGTACATAGCGTTCTTGTTGTTGTTTACGAGTTGCCCACTTGTTGGGTATATGGCTCTGATTAGTTCTACCGATTGAGATAACTTCTTTGGCACGTAGTTCACAGAACCAGAGCGCCATCACACAGTCGGTCTTGCCTTTAGTATTAGGCTCCCAGGTTATTAATTGCTGGATCAGAGCCTTAATGCCCTCCGAACCTTCCACTGCTGGAAGTTCCATAAGGTTATCGTTATTAAAAGAAGTGCCACGCATGGTCCCAAAGAGACCTGACATAGCGGCTACACCGAATTGTGTATCCCATTTGTTCTTACCAGTGAACTGACTCGAGAAGCGAACTCCTGCAGAGGCTAGGAACTGGCGTAGATCATCATCTAAAGCGTATGCTTTCTGATGAGCATTGGTTTCAATTCTTAATTCTTGTGGTCTGTACTTCTCAACCCAGTCCTGAATTAACTTCTGAATCTTCTGAGGGGTAGGATCGAACATATTTTCGACATCAAGAATATACCTTTTACGACTGTAGCGATCTACTGTCATAACCACTGCTGCTGTATTACCAGTCATGGCAGGGTCTAGACCCATGATGGTATACCAAGATCCCTTTTCAGAAGGGTGTCCAGCGCTTCCAGCCTTTAGGGGGCCACGCTTTCGCATCCTGTTGATCGAACCTTGTACACAGACAGGGGCAAATATTGAGTCTTCTTGTACGTCTTGTTGCTGGTATACCAACGCCCACGCACTTGGCGAGACTTCACTACGTCTACGGAATAATGCTCCCCCGTCCCATTTAGGATAGAGGCCATCTTCATCTGGTAAAATATCTTCATCTGAGCCTTCCCATGGAATATGTGCTTTAGGCCACAGGGTAACCCAGTTCTCTGGCTTATCTGCGAACTCTAGTACTGCTGGCATTGAAAGGTATGTGAAGGGTGACTTGCCACCAGTCCAGTGCTCAGGGTTTCTAATCTCTCGATATAGGTCGTTAGCGGCGATACGTGTGCCTACGATCAGCAACTTACCATTATCACCCAGACGGGTGACTACATCTCGCTGGAGCCAGAGGAGTTGCTTCTCCCACTCATGCGCGTTTGAAGTCGTAACAACGTCGTCCAGGATGATGAGGTTTGAACGGGCGCCAGTAATCTGGCCACCAATTCCGAGCGCTTGCACCGTCGGATCCTTTTCGGTAGAATCACGAGACAGGTAAATGCGATCAGCCTTCCAAGTATCCGCATCCTCTTTCCAACCCCCTGCAGATCCGTAGACTGCCTGTAACTTCGACCAGCGCTCGTGGCTTAGCCGTTGCTTGATCGAGTAAAGATATTCCTTAGCGCGTTCCTGAGTCTTGGAAACGATGGTGATCTTAATGTTGGGGTCCATGGCGATTCGGTACACACAGTAGTTGACCGTGATGACCGTCGACTTTGCATGCTCGGGTGGGACGTTAATAAGCAGACGCTTCTTAGATGCAGCGTCATAGACCATCGACGAGTGAATGTAGGAAGGTTCCCGTCCTTCGAGCACGTCAATCCAAGACCTGTGATGTGGGAAAATCGGCGAGTCAAGAAACTCACGGCTGAACTCCTCAAAGCCAATTTTGAACTTGGCATCCCCTGAAACTATACTTAAAGTCTTTTCGCCCTCTGATCGGGCCTTCTCAAGTTCTCTCATAAAGGCTGGGTCTTTGCGCCAGTCCTTCATGACATCTGGCTTACGTTCAGCCCTTGCTAATGCATCTGTAATATCTAAACCTTGGCGGACAAAATCTAAAACTTTTGCCTTTGCCTCTCTGAGAGCGACTACATTGTGGTGCTCTTTACCGCCTTTAGCAGCCATTATAACCCCTCCATTAAACCCCTTGTATAAAACTCCCCTTTATCGCTCGGCTTGCAGAGCAAGCCTCGCTAACCCCTCGGTTCGTGGCTGGCATCAAGCCAGCCTTTCGGCTGTCTCAGCCACCCACTCACATTTACATAGACTCACTCTGTAGGAGTCGTTCGTCTATATATACTAACCCGTTCAAAATAGAAATCCGAACGCTGTAATTTAGCAAATGTGATGTACTTCACTAACTTATATGTATAATACGGACATTTCCCCCGTAAATACTGAAAAAATAATTTAATGCGATAGTGTATAGCCGCGGCGAAGCCGCGTTAAAGCACTGGGGTCGCATGGCGACACAGTGCGTTAGCCACGCGTGGCGCTTGAACGCGTGCCCCTCTGGCGAAGAGCGGGGTGCGGGGCAGAGCCCCGCTTGGGCGGTTCCAGGGGGCG